AATGGTTTAGGAATGGGCATGATGACGCCCGCCGTAATGATGCCAAAATCTGGAGCTGGCTTATCTAGCATTAATAAGAAATTAGAAAGTTTAATGGTTAAGGCATCCAAATCAAAACCTAAGAATATCAGATTTAATATGTAATTAAGGGAACTATGTTACTATTTCAATGCCCTATGACTCCTCCTTTATATTTAGCAATTTATTAATTAATTAGTATAATCTAAGATTTTTATCTTATATTATATCATAATGAGCGACGCACTAATATACGACCTCTCTTCCCAAACTGAAGGCTCCCCTACAGTTTTCGTAAGAAAAGATTACTTATCTCTTATTGATAATCAAAACGGAAGTTATTCTGGAAATCAATCTGTTATTGATACATCGCAATTGTCTAACTCCAACAGATACATGTCATATGCTAACGCATATTTACAAATCCCGATGGTAATGACCCTTACAGCTGACGCAGTTGGTGTTGCTTTTTTACCCACCGTAGCTGCTACTACTTGTGATTATGCTTGTGGTCTTAAAAATTGGTTCGGTTCTATTATTCATTCTATTCAAGCCGAATGGAATGGTGTCACTTATTGAATAGGTGATAAAAGTGTATCTAAAAGATATGCTAGTTCTTCTTTAGGAAGAGCGACATCTCCAAATTGCGGGGATACCCTGAAGGTAATAACTACTAAGTCAGTTGCGAAAGTTTCTGATGGCGTATGCTAACAACATACGGTACAGTAAAAAGGTTATTATTATAGGGCAATCCGCAGCCAGTCTACTAAGTCCGTTATGATAAGGATATGTAGGCGGTTCAACGACTAAATGCTGATGGGCTGGAGCAATCTAATCAATTGCTATGAAAGCTTAAGATATAGTCTAGTCCCGCTCGAGAGAGTGCTTACCCCATTCAAAAAGGTAAGGTAAAATACTATAAGGTTAAATGCTTATAGTTTACGGTATAAACGATAATTCAACAAACAAATTTCCAAGGTCTTTACAATACTTTCAAGTTGATAACTACTCTTTCTTATAATGATATTTTAACTCAAGGTTCAGAGATTGGTTTCTACCCCGATGATGCTTTAGCAGTTGTTTTTAATGCTGCCGCATCTGTTAATGGTATTGGAACTTGTTTCACTCAAAATGCGATGACTGTTCCCGTTGTAACTGGTGTTCATACTACTTATAACTCTGGTAATATTGGTTTCTTCAAGCGTCAGCAATTTATTAATTATGATCCTTCTGGTTTAACTGCTCCTGCTTCTGCTGCTTTTAGCACTCTTTTAACTGGAGGAAGTTGTACTACTGCTTTTAAAAGTTATATTTTCAATAAGGTTGATAGCACTGCAATTGTTAGAGGTTGTGTGCAGTGGGCAATTAATGGTATTGTTAAACTCAAACATCTTCATCATTTGTTTGAAAAGATGCCTCTCCTTAAAGGGGTCTACCTAAAAATTACGCTTACGCTAAATAACTCCTCAGTAACCTTTTCTTCTGCTGGAGCTGGAACTGCTTTAACTTTGACTAGTGCTACTTCTAACGTTGGAGGTGTGGTGCCAATTCAAATTGCTTCTGCTGCTGCTTCAAACGGAAGTGTCGCATGTTTTCCTAATGAAGCTTACACAGTATCTCTTTCAGTTGGTGCTACTCCTCTTTTGTCTTCTCAAGTTGCTGCTTCTCAAACATCTCCTCTTGGGCGAAATATTACTTTGAACGTTCCTTCATTTGTTTTTGCTCCTGCTTTTGAGGCTGCTTATCTTGCTAGTCAAGTTAAGATGATTGAGTATGAAGATCTATATCAATACCAAGTGCTAAACGTTACGTCTGGTGCTCAGTTCAATAACTTGATTACCAACGGTATTGCTAATATCTCTAAGATTCTTGTTCTTCCTTACTTCACTACGGCTTCTAATGGTGGTTTCAATCCTTTGTATTCTCCTTTTGATGCTGCGGGAACTGGTGTTACTTCTCCTTTGTGTTTGCTTACCAACTTTCAAGTTGTTGTTTCTGGACAGAATGCTCTTTACAATACTCAAAAGTATTCTTACCAACAATTTGCGGAGCAACTTTCTGGATGTAATTCTATTAATGGCGATCAAACTGATGGTCTTACATCTGGTCTTATTTCTCATTTGGACTTTGAGACTGCTTACAACTATTACTATGTTGATGTCAGCCGCATGTTGGAAATTGAGAAATCTGTACCCAAGTCTGTTTCTATCCAAGGCCAGAACTTGTCTGTCAAGAATATTGATTTGATTGTGTTCATAGCATACAAGCAACAGTTGAAGGTTGATGTATTAACTGGAAGTCGGGTTTAAGAAAGGTATTCTAATGTATTTTAAATAAAATTGAAATCTATTTAAAGATATTGTATTATAGTAGATTATAACACAATATGGAAACTCTTTTAGAACGAAGCGGTTTTGAATGCCTTAATGGGTATGAAGAATTATATAAAATTAATAAACAAGGCGAAATATGGTCTTGTTGGTATAAAAAAATAATGATTCCTCAAATATCGGACGATGGATATTTAAAAATAACTCTAAGAAAAAATGACGAATCTTATAAGCATTCTATTCATAGATTATTAGCATTACAATACATACCAAATCCAACTGCTTCTCCAACAGTAGACCATATAGATAGAAACAAAACTAATAACTGTTTAGAAAATCTAAGGTGGGCTACAATTATAGAACAAGCAAATAATAAGTCAACAGCAATTCATCTCAAGACAGAAGAAGAGCAATTACAAAGAATAGCAGACATTCGTCAATACAAAGCAAATTGGGCACGATGGAAAAAATTAAAAACTGGTAAAACTCCATTAATACCAATACCATTACAGACAGAAGATGAAAAAAAATCTAAGAAGCAAGAGAATTGGAAAAAATGGTATGAAGAAAATAAAGAAACATTATTACAAAAACAACGAGATACACATGCTGCTAAAGAATTTACAGAAGAAGAAAGACAAAAAGAAAGAGACAGAGTGAAAGCATATAGAGAAGCAAACAAAGAAAAAGTGAGTGAGACGAAGAAAGAATATTATGAAGAAAATAAAGAAGAACTTAAAGAAAAAATGAAAGCATCATATGAAGCCAACAAGGAAGAAAGATTAGCTAAACAAAAAGCATACTATGAAAAAAACAAGGAAAGAATTAATGAAGCAAGAAGAAAACCTAAAGATATATAAATGACAATCATAAATATGGCAGTAATAGGAGCCATTAATTTAGCAATATTAATTTCTTTATTTTTTAATTATTTAAATGAATTTTAAGTATAATATAAAAATTTTATATATTTATATATTATATGTTATCTAATTTTGAAATCGCAAACCTAGCACAGAAGATGAGATTACCTTTAGAACGAATATGTTTTAAAAATGAGTTATTAGATGAACCAATTAAATATAATGTTGGGTACATTATTAATTCACAAAATGATGTGGATGAAGAAACAGGAGAAGATAATGGTGGGATGCATTGGACTGCTTTGTATGTAGCAAAAACAAAAGAAGGTAGAATTGAGCCTCTCTTTTTTGATTCATTTGGAGCTCCTCCAGCAGAAGAAATTAAGAAGTTTGTAAAGCCACATTACTTACCATATTTTACAAAAGATATTCAAAGTTTAATGGCTGATTGCTGTGGATTTTATTGTTTAGCATTTCTCTATTTTGTTAGTTGTAGTTCGATAGGACGAACAGGTTATCTTTATCAAGATGGTGGGACCTTTATAGATTTATTTGATGATTTAAATAAGAGTAATGATTGGAAAAAGAATGAATGGATATTAAGTCAATTCTTTCAAGCCAAAGATCCAAAGCATAGAAAAGAAATAGATGTATTTTGTGAGGATAAACAAAGCCAAGAAGCAAATAATGTTCATAAAATACCAATTGAAGTTAAAGGGTTGCCAATATGAATACATATGTAAGTATTCTAAAAGTTACCAAAGTAAAGTTTTTGCAAGCCAACTTTTTGTATAAGGTTCATCAAATCCCTTCTCTTTTTGGTGTCTCAAATAATAAAGTCGTCTACGTTCATTTGCTGATCCTTTTGGTATCATGTTCGCTTTTTCAATATCAAGGTACTGAGCGTAGTCTAAATAACCCAGAGCACCTACATTAGCTAAATACAATCCTTTATCATCATATACTTCTAGCTTTGTTTTGCCGTCCTCTGCGGGAAATATAGTAAGATTATATTTTTTCGCTTGTGATTTACTCCAATCTCTAATGATATACATAATATATGATTAGAATTATTTTTATTCTTTTAGTTTCATTAAATTTTAATGTTTGTTAGATTGTAAATGCTCATTTAAACTACGTTTAGTCACAATACAACCACATTCACAAGTAGTCTTTTTATTTATTTTGTCTTTATTATCTGTTTGATATTGTTTTCGTTGAAGTTTAATTTGTTCTTTATTATCTATGTAATATTGTTTCTTATATATTTTAATATTTTGTTTTTGTTTTTCAATATTATTTGTAGGACAAAGCATATTTAAGTCAGCATTTAATAATTCATACCAATATCGTTCTCTTGTTCTTGCTTCATTAGCATCATTACATTCAAACTTTTCAATCTCAAGCATCGTCCAATTTGTCCAACCACCATTCTTATTAATAAATTCATAAATATAAAAAGAATTGTGATTATTACAACTTGATTTATGCCCTCTCTTTCTATCTTTAAAACTTGTAGTATGTCCTACATAGCAATTAGTTATAGTTAGATCATTACAAACTATTTTATAAATAACGGTGTTTTTGTAGTCTATTAACTGGCGAGGCATTATATCGTAAAATATCGCAAAGTCTTTAAGTCCTTTTATTATTCCTTCTTTATGTAAACGTCACTTTGTGAAAGACTGGACCCCATAGCTTTCATGTCCTCTGCCATATCTTCCTTCATTTTAATGCTATCTTGGTATTTATTAGAAAGGTATGAGTGCCTGATTGAATTTACGGACGCCCCTTTCTCGGAACCAAATATTTTATTGAGACGCTGATTCAATTTCACAGGAGTAAGCTTTTGACCATTCGTATCAAACAAAAGCCATTCAGTAGGATTAACAGCAATCCATTTCTTTAGTATAGCCTTTAACACTTTATCAATCTTAACTTTTTGTATACCATAGAATTTGGCAGTCTTGTACGAGGCGAAGTTCAACTCAGAATTTTTTTCATCAAACCAATTTTGTTTTTCCTTATCAATATCACCTCTAATTTTAAAATCACAAAAATCCTTAGCTCTTCTAGGAGGTATTAAATGAAACAAACTAACAATAATAAAGTTCTGTATTTTTTGTAAATCATTGTTAGTTAGATTACCTTTCTTATATAAGTAATCAGCTTCCTTTTTTAAAGTTTCAAATATAGATTGTATTTGGTCTTGTTCTAACCAATTATCTTTTTGTTCTTCAGTCTTCTCTTGAGTAGCTACTTCTTTGTTATAGTCTTTAATATCTGTGAGCATTAATGTTCGATAAGGTTTTGGATCTTGGCAAATAACTACTAAGGCGGATAAAATAGTCTTACGCTTATTAGGTTCAACATCCTCTAAATGTTTCAATATTTTACTAGACTTTTCAAAATTATCTAAATCAATATCTTTAGAATCAAACACTTTAGCATGAAGATTTTTCAAAATAGAATTATATGTAGTAATACTACTTTCACTCAATGTCGGTCTTGCCTTCTTAATAACTTCTTTTAAATCAGTCATATATATATTAAGGAATATATTTTAATTTCAAGATTAAATTTATATTAATTGTTTAATTAAGTATTTAAGGAAAAATTATAATCTTTTCTTATTCTATCAAATGAAACAAGAGAAAAAAGAAAAGGACTATTCCAAGTCGGTTATTTATAAAATATCATGTAAAGACATGTGTGTATCCTACATGTACATAGGTTCAACCTCAAATTTATATAATAGAAAGGCACTACATAAAAGTGATTATTATAATGTTTTATCACCAAGACATAAATTACCAATCTATGAATTCATAAGAAACAATGGTGATTGGAATAATTTTGTCATAGTTATAATTGAAGAACTTTGTTGTGAAACTAAACGAGATTTAGATAAGCGAGAACAGTATTGGAAAGAAATATATCAAGACAATATTGGAGTGAATAAATCATTTTTAACACCCGAACAAAAAATAGAATACAATAAGAAATTCTATCAAGATAATAAAGCAGAAATTACAAAAAAAAAGAGAGACGATTATGCTAAGGATAAAAGTTATAAACAGAAATATTATCAAGACCATAAAGAACAAATACTTTTGAAAGCCAAAGAGAAATATGAGGCCAGCAAATTAAACAAAGATTAAGCATAATATGAATTAAACACTTAATATTCATATTATTAACTGAATATTAAGCATAAACTATAGATTTTATATTAAAACCATATTAGATGCTAAAATAAAAATTTATAATTAAAGAGATGCTTACCATATTATGCTTTAAACGATAGTTAATGCTTAAAATTCAGTTAAAGCATTAAATATTAAACATTATCTTAAAGTTTGTTTAATAATGATTGTAATAATTGTTTCATTTCTTCCTTTTCTTTTTTTAATTGTTCATTTTCAGTTCGTAATTGTTGTAATTCATTTGCTATACTATGATTTCTCCATTTTGCGTTTAGCCTATTTCTATCAATTGCTGATAATGTATTATCAAGATTTATTACTTCACCATTATTATATACAACTGATTTATTTTTATTTAAATTTGGTTTAAAATGTTGTATCCAATATTCTTCTCTTACTCTTGCTTCTTTTAAATTATTACATTTATATTGTTCAATAACAACTACTTCCCAATTAGACCAACCATTATTACCATTTATGATTTCGTATAATTTTAAATGTTTAGTTTTATCATTATTACAATCATGCTTATGAACATGTATTCTATTATTTAAATCTGTTGTAACTCCAATATAAGTATCAGTTATAAGAGGGTTATAACATCTTATCATATAAATAGTTGTATTATTATAATTAGGCATTAATTAATATTAATTAATATTAATTAATCTTTAAATAGTTTCAATATAACTATTAAGCATCGCCTTAACGTTTGTTTAATGGTAAGCAACTCTATAACAAATAACTCCAACAGAAATAAATAATAATAGAATTAAACTAACAACTATAATACCAACTAACATATATTATTAATCAATAATTAATTTTTTGCTTAAATTTTAATTCATATTTTAAAAATCCTTATCTACATAATTTTTCATAGTTTTATATTTGGGTAGAATTTTTTTTATTACTTCACATTCATCATCAGTTAATAAAATTTGATAAACATATTTTTTATTATCATTACAGTCATAACATTTTAATAGATTATTAAATAATCTAAAATGATATTTAGATTTATATTGATATAGATCTAATTGAGTTTTTCTATCAAGAGACATAAATCTATCTGTAGTTAGAAATGTTAATTTTATACAACTTTGTGGCTTTTGAAATAGATAATCTATATATGTATCTTTTATATTAAATAATCCAAGATCTCTTAATACATATCCAAGAGAAGCACCTGTCATGTTTGCATAAATAACTTTATCACATACACAGCAACTAATTTCATTTTCACAATCGGTACAAATAAATTCAATATTGTTTGACATTCTATGATTGTATTGCTTATATAAGTAATATAAATATAACTATAAAAATAATTTCAATTTTTTTAGAGTTCCCCTAAATCTTTATTAGATGGACTTTTTTGAGGAGGATGCGTCAATTCAAATTCTCGTTCATCTGTTTCTGCTGATATGTCTCTAATAATCTTAATACGACCGCCGCATATAGAACACTCAGAACATTTTGATTTATAGCACATAGATGCTAATTTAATTACAGTAGCTGATGCTGTTGCTACAAAGCTAATCCAGAATACCTCAGATAACATCATATATGTACTACTATATTAAATTTGTTGATGTTAATTAAACATACTTTTAAGTATATTTATCTAAAAATATACTTAAAGCTATTCTTATACTATTTTATAACTGTGTAAAAAAATGGATAGCTTTATGATTGACATGTGTAAAAAACAAGCTGAATATGCTGAGATTTATCATCAACAAACAAAGATAAAAAAAAAGACAATGAATGAAGTTAAAAAATCAAAGGAGTATTATGGAAATAGTAAAGAGTATTATAAAGAATGGTACAAGAATGGAGCTCAAACTAACAAATGAGTGAAATAGAAAACTAAACTATATTTATTACCAATTAGATCATTTGTGTTATAATGCTCTAATTCAGCTCCATTAAATACAATTGGATTATATTTGGCATCATGTTGGACGCCATCTATAATAATATTACAACCAGAATAATCTCCAAATGAAAGTAAACAACTATTACCAACATTTTTACTATCCTTATGTGGTGGACAAACTACATTATTATTAAGATGAATTGAATTGAATTTAATAGGACAATATTTATTACCAATTCTTAAAATTTCTTCATAAATTTGTGGATATTTTTTTGAGTAATAAGATAACTCTGTTTTACCATTAAATCTACCTCTCGTTATACCAAATGTAATAGCTCTATGCGCAGGAAATCCTCTTCTATTATTATTGCCTGATTTTTTTTTTATAGTTATTTTTGATACTAGAGTTTCTAGCAATTCTAAATCTTTTTTTAATTCTTGATTCATTTTAATATTAGTTAATATTAATTAATATATTTAATTACTTAAACTCATCTGGATCTAAATACTCGTCGAAGTTGTGTCTATATTTTTTATTTGGATCACCTTCATCACAATTTATCATCAAGAAATTAAATTTCTCTTTGGTCGCATACTCATACATTTTAAGTAATTGGTCTTTATCGACACCAACCGTAAATTCATTCAACATTAAATTCAAACTCTTTTTATTACCTGCTTTCAGTATGACAAAATAGTTGCTATTTTGCCTTACCAATATTGGACACTTATAAAAATGCTGGCATAGATACATAATTGTTACATTCTTTTTACGGCAACGCATGAAATACTCACATACTTGGTCTTGATTTTTAGCCAACATTAAATCATCAATTACTATCAAGTGATTTACATCTTTGTCAAATTTGGATAAATCAGGTAAGTGATGTAATCCTTCTTGTACATCTACTCCTTTAGTTTCTAAATATTCATAAAGCGGTTCAGCTTTATCTTTAGTAAGAACTAATATATCTGCGAATGTACCTTTGCCTTTACAAAAGTGTTGTATGAAATTCATTACAAAATTTGTTTTACCTGTTCCACTTGGAGCTGATACTACTATTCTTGCGGGGATCTTAATTTGATGCGAATCAAAGTTAGGATTTTCAGCACTAACTAAAAACATCTTGGGTATTTTTTCATAAAAATTACTGACTGACATTCTATTATATAGATATATTAATATTAAAAATTAATTAAACAAACAAAAATTAAATATATAAGTATATTATATATAATGAGTGCATATGAACCACCAACTGAAATTGATCCTATATTTAATAGTTTAGCATTTCAAGCACCAAATAATGATTCGCTCACAGTTGCTGAAGCAGATGAAAGATATTTAGCAAGACAGAATACTGCTACATCCATTGCCTCCTCTACTACATTTAGTGCTGAAGTTGCGGCAACCAGTTTCACCTCATTAAGTAGTGGTGCGACCAATTTTCATTTGGATAATTTGGCTGGCAATGCTGCTCCTTTGATTATAAGAAATCAACGAACAGACCAAAATACAATCTATAGACAATTAGGAACTACTAATTCTCATGTTTTTCAGACAAATGGTGCTGCGACAACCAATCTAACACTATCTAATACACTTAATACATCTTCTTTACCATTACTCGCATCATTTGCTGCTGCTGGTAATGCGTCAAGAATAATTGAAGCAACTGATACTACTTCTGGTAATAGGTTAGCAATTATTCCATCTACTACAAATGGGAATTTGGGACCGATGTGTCTTATCGGTGATACTCAAATTGTATCAATTACTGGTGGTGTTGGAAACTCAATATTATCAATAATGCCTTGGACTAATACAACAGTTGGAATTAGAATGACTGGAACACAACTCAATATTGGTGCTGGTGGGGCTGTTTCTGTCGCACCTACTTCTGCTATTTTATTCAATTCATCTGCTGGTAATGGAACGGTAACTGGAACTATGACATTTTCAAGTGATATTATTTTGCGAACAACTCAACCTACCAATACTGCCGGTTATTTAGGTTATACGGTAAAACAAAATGCTACTAATACTGCTGCTATTACATCTGGTGTCGCATACAATTTGAATTCAACTGGTTTAAGTTTAACTGCTGGTGTTTATATTTTCAATATTATGATAAATAATAGCAAAACGGCTGCTGGTGATATAAATGTAATACAAGCGGGAATATCAACCAGTTCTACTAACTTTGTAGGTGGTGCTACTACATTAATTTGTGGCTTTCAAACATATACTGGTGCTACTGCTCAAGATGTTATAGGTAATGCCACATTTACATTTAGCGTTCCATCAACTGCCACTTATTATTTATTACAACAAGTTTCTCATACTATGACTATTATTGGAACAGTTAATTCTTATTGGCAATATACAAGGGTTGCCTAATTCATTTAGCAATAACTGGAACTGGAAATTTTATTATCTCATTCTATATCATAAAATGGAAGGATCTGGAATGAAGATGATTAAAATCAAAATGATGTCCCCCGCTGTCATGTCTCGTGCCAGAAATGGCCATAAAGTGCGTTTAATGCGTCATATGGAAGGTGAAGGTACTCAACTTGTTGTGATGCCCGAACAGTTTAGCCAAATTGAAAAAGCATTTTTAAAGAACAAAGGAATTCAAGTAGCTCTTTCTCCTGAAGAAATTGCTGCCAACCGAAGTGTAGAAGGAAGTGGAATATTTGGAAAGAAATTTGACAAGGCTTTAAAGAAAGCTGGAGTTAAGAAATTTGTATACAAAGCTGCGTCTGCTGTTAAACCTTTAGCAATGGAACTAATAGATAAAGGTGCCGAAGCTGCTTCTATGTTTGCTCCCGAATTGGCTCCCGCTATTATGACCGCACAAAGCACTGCCACGCAAT